CTTCAACGCATTGATAACAAGCTAGACGCAAAGGCGGACAAGCCATGAGCACAACAGAGGAAAAACAGGAGAAGATTTCCCTTGATATGGCCGCATCGGCCAGCAAGGGCGCGATGGTCGAGAAGATCGTCTTTGCTGGCGTCCCGATCCTGTTTTCTTGTGTCGTGTACCTGATGTGCGCGCTCTCTAACGCCAACACCGAGATCATCCAGCTCAAATCACGGGTCGCGGTCGTGGTGAATGCCGACAACAAAGCAATTCCCCCGCAGGGCACCACCATCGACATGGCTGAAATCAGGGAAAACCTGAGCGAGAAAATCAATAGCGTCGAGAAGGAGGCCGCGCTAGGCCGCGCCGCGATGACGCTGGACCGCGAGCGGGCGATGGCCGCCGTTGAGAAGAGCCGACTTGATATGGCGGCTGACGCTGCGGCGGCTAGGGCAGCCATCAGGATGGAGACGGCGAAGGCTGTCTCTGACCTTGATCGCCGCATCGCTATCATAGAGAACAGGGGGAAGTGATGGATCTTCTGAAAACATTTGGCCCCCTTCTGGGGCAAGTTGCGCCCACAATTGCGACCGCGCTCGGCGGACCGCTGGCAGGAATGGCCGTCAAGACGTTGTCCAATGCCCTCTTGGGACACGAGAACGGCACGTCAGAAGACGTCGCCAGCGCCATGCAGTCGGCGACGCCGGAGCAACTGACCGAAATCAAGAAAATTGATGCCGACTTCAAGGTCCGCATGAAGGAACTGGACATCGACCTTGAGCGCATCAGCTCCGGAGACCGCGACAGCGCCCGCAAGATGCAGATGCAGACGAATGACTGGATCCCCCGCATTCTTGCGCTGATCATCACAGTCGGCTTCTTTGGCATCCTTATTTGGATGCTCATCAACGGCATGCCTAAAAATGGCACTGAGGCCCTCTTGATGATGCTTGGCGCTCTCGGCACAGCTTGGACAGGCGTTGTGAACTTTTACTATGGGTCGTCGGCTGGCTCGAAGGCCAAGACTGACGCAATGGCAGCAAAAGCAGGAGAGAAGTGATGGACTTCACTGGCGCAGCGCGAAAAGTTGAACCGTCTGAAATTGACAACATTGCCAACGATCTGGGCGTGGAGCCCGCAGCCTTCCGCGCCGTAATTGCGGTTGAGGCGGCAGGATCCGGTTTCGACAAGGCTGGACGTCCCAAGGCCCTCTTTGAGCGCCACCATTTTTACAAGCACCTAAAAGATGCGCCGGGCCTTCGAGCCAATGCTGAAGCTGAAGGGTTGGCTTATCAAAAGTGGGGCACGAAGCCCTACCCGAAGGGGTCTGACGCCGTTTACGCAGAAATCGTTCGTGCTTGCGCTATCGACGAAGAAGCAGCACTGCTGTCAACTTCGTGGGGTCTGGGCCAGATCATGGGATCAAATTACAAGCTCGCGGGCTGCAATTCCGTCCACGAGATGGTGTCTGAGGCCTGCGAGAGCGAGGCGGGGCAGTTGCGTCAGATGGCGTCCTTCATCAAAAAGGCTGGCCTTCTGGACGAGCTTGTTGCCAAAAATTGGGCTGGTTTTGCCAAGGGCTACAACGGCCCTCAATATGCCAAAAACCAGTACGATCAGAAGCTGGCTGCAGCTTATGATAAATTTGCTTAGACGTAGCAAATAAAATGGCTGGACAGTCGCAATAAAATTTCTTTCTTTCTATCAAGAAAAGAGGGATAATGTTGCACCATGTGACGGGTGAATAAATGACAACAGGTCTCACATATTCACAATACGTCACACAGATTGCGACCTTGGCTGTCGTTGCTGAGACTGATTCAGCCTATGTGACGATCTTGCCGCAGATGATTACGTATGCCGAGAACCGGATGTATCGTGATATTGATTTCATGTTTACGTCCACTTCCCTGCACGGAACCACCTTTGTTCTGACTCCTGGAAATCGAAATCTGTCATTCAATATCAACCTATCTTCCAACAGCAATTCTTCTGAGGGCACCTTTGTCGTTAGCGAGCAGATCAACCTGCTGACTAACGCTGCCGGCAATGCCTCGACCACGACAGACCCAGACGCCTGTGTGCGTGTTCCTCTTTTGCCGACGACGAAAGAGTTCCTCGATGCAGTCTATGGCTCTTCGCTGACTGCCAATCTCGGACAGCCGAAATATTTCGTCCCCTTTAACGAGACACTTTTCTTCGTCGGGCCGGTGCCAGATCAAGCCTATCCTGTTGAAGTGGTCGGAACCTATCGACCCAACAGCCTTTCGGCGACGAACACCTCGACATTCATCAGCCTTTATCTGCCTGACATTTTCATTATGGCGTCGATGATTTACATCAGCGCATACCAGCGCAATTTCGGTCGCCAGTCTGATGATCCGGCCATGGCCCAGAGCTATGAGTCCCAATACAAGGCACTGCTGCAGAGCGCGATGGTTGAAGAGGCTCGCAAGAAGTTTGATGCGGCTGGCTGGTCCTCGCAAAGTCCGGCCACTATTGCAACTTCGACAAGGGGCTAATCCATGCCCCACAACTCTTTGAAGCTAATTCCCGGAGTTGATCAGAACAGGACTCCTGCTCTCAACGAAGCTGCTATATCAGAATCAAACCTGATCCGTTTCATTTCTGACCGTCAAGGTTTCGGACTTGTCCAGAAGCTCGGCGGATGGGCCAAATGGTTCACCAACCCGATCGGGTCAATCGTAAGAGCTCTTTGGGCTTGGGAAGACACCAACAATAATTCGTATCTCGCTGTTGGCGCAGAAAGCTCTCTTGGCTACATTAAAGATGGCACAACGCGCAATTTTGTCAACATAACTCCACAAACATCAATTTCTTCTTCTGTCTCGGTTCAAGTTTCAACTGTTTCTGGATCAAATGAAGTCATCATAAAGCAGGTCGGCAGCAACATAACGAGCTATAACAGTGTTTTCATTGAAACGCAAATAGCTGTTGGAGGCCTACTACTTTTTGGTCTTTATCCATGCTATGCATCGACTGCTGATGCCTACAAGATTTATACGTACGATGCTATTGGTGACATAGCCAATGCGACCTCGACTGTTACTAATGGCGGTGTGGTTGCCAGCTATGCAACGACAAACACATCTTCTGTTGTCACAGTAACTTTAACGAATCATGGGTGGGCTGTCGGAACATCAGGGCAAAATTATGCAGCTGTGGTTTCGACAACTGTCGGCGGGATCGTTATCCAAGGCAATTATACCGTAACTTCTGTTACAGCATCCAACACATTCACAATTCAGGCTGCGACTGCTGCAACTTCCACGACGACAGGATCGCAGAACGGCGGAAATGCCTATTATAAATACTTTATCGGCATTGGTCCGTTGCCTGCAGGAACAGGCTATGGTGCTTCAACTTATGGCGGCGGCGGCTATGGCACAGGCACAGTCCCAACTGCTGCCACCGGAACCGCGATAACTGCGGTCGATTGGACCCTCGACAACTGGGGAGAAACGCTCGTTTCTTGTCCTCTTGATGGTCCTATTTATCAATGGAGTCCGGCCACAAACAGCTTGATCGCGACGATCATGCCTTTCGCCCCGGTGCTGAATAGCGGCATGTTCGTGGCCATGCCCCAGCGGCAAATTGTCGCTTGGGGATCGACTTTCAATGGCATCGCTGATCCGCTTTTAATCCGCTGGTGCGACATTGGCAATTACAACATCTGGCTTGGAACTGTTTCCAATCAGGCTGGCAGCTACCGCATTCCCAAAGGCTCGACAATCGTCCAGTGTATCCAAGGCCCACAACAGGGTCTGATTTGGACCGACCTCGCCATTTGGGCGATGCAATATGTCAGCCTTCCTTACGTTTACCAATTCAACGAGCTCGGCAATGGCTGTGGGCTGATTGGCCGCAAGGCAGCAGGATCAATCAATGGCATTGTCTATTGGATGAGCCAAAGCTCTTTCTTCCGCCTTGCCGGCAGCGGCGTTGAGCCTGTTGCTTGCCCGATTTGGGACGTCATTTTCCAAGACCTTGACACCACACAGCTTGACAAAATCAGGTTCGCTGCCAATTCACGTTTCGGTGAAGTGTCGTGGTATTATCCGACAAAAGACACAGGCGAGATTGACGCCTATGTGAAATACAACATCCTGCTGAACCAGTGGGATTTTGGAACCCTTCAGCGGACAGCTTGGATCAATCAATCGGTCCTTGGCCCTCCGATCGGGGCTGATTCGTCAGGCTTCATCTATCAGCATGAAGTCTCCCAGAATGCCGATGGCCAGCCGATGAATTCCAGTTTCCAAACTGGCTATTTTACGCTCGCTGAAGGCGACGTCAAAACCTTTATCGATCAGGTTTGGCCTGATATGAAATGGGGCTATTACAATGGCACCCAAGGCGCGAACGTCCTGATGACGTTTTACGTCACTGATTACCCCGGCGCAACGCCAATCGCCTATGGTCCGTTCACCCTTACGCAAGCCACAGAATACATCACCCCGCGTTTCCGGGGTCGCCTCGTATCAATCAAAATCGAAAGCAATGACATTGATTCTTTCTGGAGAATCGGCAATATTCGCTATCGGTTCCAGCCAGATGGGAAATTCTGATGGCTAGTCTTGACGACATCCTAACAACCCAGAAAAATGGCGTCGTCGCCCTTTCTGGCATTGGGACAGCCTCTTTGCGCTCCCAAGGCACATTGACCTCTGCGACAGTCACCGCATCCACTTTGATTGTTGCAGGAAAAGGCTACATCGTAAATTTCTCTGTTACAGTTGCAGGCTCGGCAGTCGGAACGATATATAATTCTGCAACAGTTGCGGGTGCTGCAGCTGCGAATGCCCTCTGTGTCGTGCCTTCTTCTGTTGGTGTGACCCAAACTGGGCAAAACTTTTCCAATGGGTTGGTCATTGTTCCCGGAACAGGGCAGTCAATAAATGTTACCTACGCGATAGGATAATTCATGCCGCTCACCAAAGGTTCTTCGCAAAAGGCAGTAAGCTCCAACATCAGCGAGCTGGTGCATTCTGGCCGTCCGCAAAAGCAAGCGGTCGCCATTGCGTTGAACACAGCGCGTGACAGCTTGCGGAAGAAGAGGGCTGCTGGCGGACAAACAGTTACGACAAAAACGAGCGGCGCTCCGAAAACGATGCATCACAAAGGTCCGATTCATTCGGCTGTTGCCGGGCGCACAGATCACCTCCCGATGCATGTCAAGTCTGGCAGCTACGTCATTCCTGCCGACATCATCTCGGCGATGGGCGAAGGCAACACCATGGCTGGTTTCAAAACCGCCAAAAACATTTTCTCCGGCACGCCATATGCCGGCAAGGGCGGACCCTACCGTCAGGGTGCGACGCCTTATGGAGCTGCACTGCCGCGTGCGGACGGCGGAGAAACAATGGGCGATGAGCTTGTCCCGATTGTTGCGGCGGGTGGCGAATAT